GGTATATTATTATGCCTATAACAAGCGAAAGCTAGAAACAGAAAACAATTTGTTTGGAGATATAAAAAATTCTCTCAAACGAAAAATGGAATCCGGTGTTAGGATTTCATACGGAATCTTTGAGACGGATTATGACGAGGATTATATTTATTGTGTTCATCATACATCTGTTATTCAAGGGCAAACAAAAACAAATGGGGGGTCGGAAGATTTGCCGACCTCACCTTAAGGAGATAAAATAAAATGGCATTAGATTTAGCAAAGATGCGAGCGAAACTACAGGAATCTGAATCGGGTGGGAAGAAAAGCGATAATGCTTTTTGGCGACCAACCGAGGGGGATCAAGAGATTCGACTCGTACCAACTGAGGATGGAGATCCGTTCAAGGTTTTTCACTTTCATTATAACTTAGGTGATAATGTTCGTGGTGGTGTGTTGTGTCCCAAGCGGCAGTTTGGTGATGGTTGTCCGGTTTGTGAATTCGCTTCACAACTATGGAAAGAGGGAACTGATGAGAGCAAGAAAATGGCAAAGAGCCTTTTTGTTCGTCAGCGATTTTTCACACCTGTAATTGTGCGGGGTGAAGAAGAAGCGGGTGTTCGCATCTGGGGTTATGGAAAGACAATATACGAAGCGTTGCTTGGTTATGTTTTGAATCCTGATTACGGTGATATCACTGAGGTACAGACGGGAGTTGATTTTACATTGACTTACACTTTGCCGAAAACTAAGGGTGCATTTCCGCAGACCAATTTGGTTCCAAAACGCAAGTCATCTGCGCTTGCTCCTAAAGGAGAGATCAAATCTCTTTTGGATTCAATTCCTGATATTGATGCTTTGTTTGCTAAGAAAAGCACTGCTGAAGTTCAGGCGATTTTGGAATCGTATCTTGATCCTTCGGGCGGGACGATGGAAGCTGTTAGCGCCACCGCACCTTCCGGTGTTGATGATGCCATTCGGGAATTATCAGCGTAGTTAAAAAAAACCTAAGTGGTTTTGAAAGCCCCGTGACTTTTTTGTTTATTGGTTTGTTCATCGAGCCACGGGGCTTTCTTTTTTGTAGGAGAGGGCATGAATATGAGCAACGGAAACTTATCATCGAAAGATATTTTAAAACTAATAAATAAAAAAGCGGGCAGAACGATTGCTTTTACTGGCGACCAAGAGAATCCCGCTGATGTAAAAGATTGGATCTCCACAGGCTCACGATGGCTCGACTCCATTACATGTCGTGGCCAACTCGCAGGTATTCCAGTTGGTCGCTGCACCGAGATTGCTGGCTTAGAAAGTTCAGGCAAGTCTTATATGGCTGGACAAATAGCGAGGGAAGCGCAGAAGAAAGATATTAAAGTTCTTTACTTTGATTCTGAATCTACAATGAGTAAAGAGTTCTTAGAGAAACTTGGTTGCACGGTAGATGGCGAGGATAGTGTTATCATAATCCAGCCTGATGATATTGAGCAGGTATTGGAATCAATGGAAACTGTTATGTCCGGTGATCCCGACACTCGTTTCTTATTTATTATTGACTCACTCGCGATGACTCCATGTCGTGCGGATTTGGAAAAGGATTTCAATCCCCAATCTTCTATGGCACAAATGCCTCGCGTCCTATCTTTGGGTATGAAGAAATTAGTGGTGTCCCTATCTAGAACACAATCAACCTTGTTGGTGTTGAACCAACTTAAGACAAACATCAACGTTACTAACCCAATGATGATGCTTTCACAACCTTGGTTTACTCCTGGCGGGAAGGCGATGATTTATGCCTACTCATTAAGAATATGGCTCACGGGTCTAAAAGGAAAGAAGACTTTTGTAGAAGATGAAGCAGGGTTCAGAATCGGCAGCGAAGTGAAAGCCAAGCTAGAGAAATCTAAGTTTGGAACACAGGGTCGTATTTGTAATTTTAAAATTCTATGGGGCGGAGAGGTAGCTGGTATCCTCAATGATGAATCCTTATTGACTGCGATCAAAACATCAGACAAGTTAAAGAATAGTGGAGCGTGGTTTACGCTTGATGGATATGATAAGAAATTCCAAGCCGCAACTTTCCCTAAGCTAATGCAGACCGACGAAAAGTTTGCCAAAATTGTTTATAAGATTATGGATGAAGAAGTCATTCGTAAATTTGAAACCAAGACTGGTAACTCAGAAGACTTTTATGGCGATGAAGAAGTAAAAGTCAATGCCGAATAAAATCTTAATCATCGACGCGATGAACGCCTTCATTCGCAATTATGTTATGAACCCCAGCATTAGTGCGACGGGATCACCCATCGGTGGAACGAAAGGCTTCTTGATGTCTTTACAAAAGACGGCACGAGAGATAAATCCAGATAAGATAATTGTTGTTTGGGATGGTGGAGGTGGTAGCGCCAAGCGCAGAACCTTGGCGAAGCAATACAAAGAAGGACGTAAGCCACTCAATCTAAACCGAGCCTATAGCGGTATGGACGCGCTAGAAGAAACACAAAATCGTTATGATCAAATGAAACGCACCATTGAGTACCTTAACCAGATGCCCGTTGCACAATTGATGGTAGAAGATATTGAGGCGGACGATGTTATAGGATACATTTGTCATATGCCGTCGCTCAAAGAAGACATAAAGATTATTGTGTCTATGGACNNNAACCGATCAAGGACATCTTCTTAAACAAGAATCGAATCCTTGAGGAGTTTGATATTCATCCTAACAATTTTGCGCTTGCCCGAGCCATTGACGGCGACAAGTCTGATAACTTACCGGGAATAAAGGGCGCGGGTATGAAGACAATATCTAAAAAATTAAGTTTCTTGCGGGAAGAAAAATCTTATACTCCCGACGAGGTGTTTAAATATTGCAGAAGTGACGAGACTGGGCTCAAATTATATAAAGATATTTTAAAGGAGAAGAAAAAGGTGGAACTAAATTATAAATTAATGCAACTTTATTCTCCCTCTATTTCTGTTAAAAATTCACTACATATAAAAGACACAGTAGAACAGTTTGCCCCTACCCTCAATAGGACCGAAGTATTGAAAATGATGGCGACTGACGGCATACACGAATACAACTGGAACCCATTATTTCAGAAATTTAGATCGTTTCTTGCCGCCCACCGAGACTATTTACTCCGTGGCACTTAATAAGACTTGACACTTTTGAACCACTCTTATAAACTTACAGAATATTCAGGAACCGAGACTTATAATGACTTTAAAAACCGACACCCCCTCCTTTTCAAAATATGGCAAATCCTTTCAGGAAAAACTAGCCTTTCTTATATTAGATGATCGCGTCTTTGCTGATCGGATGGTAGAAGTGTTGGATGTTGAGTTTTTAGAATTCAAACATCTGCAAGTTTTTGTTCAAAAAATATTTAATTACAAAACAAAATACGGGACACAACCATCGACGGAAATAATGAAGACGATTGTTAGATCTCAAATCGAAGACGAAAATGAAACACTTCAGAAACAAATAAGAGAATATTTTGCCTATGTATTGTCGGACATTAAAATATTACAGTCAGCCGAATTTGTAAAAGACACCGCTTTGGAATTCTGCCGTAAGCAGAAGTTACGAGAGGCGATGATAAAATCATCTACACTCCTCCAAAAATGCTCTTTTGATGAGATTTCTGTACTCATAAATGATGCGTTGAAGGCTGGTGCCAATGCAGATTTTGGTTACGATTATATCAAAGATTTTGAAAAAAGATTTGAACTTAGTACCCGCGAAACAATCACAACGGGATGGGAAAAAGTAGATCAGATCACCGGAGGCGGTGGTGGTCGAAAAGAATTAGGTGTTGTAATTGCTCCCACTGGTGTAGGAAAGTCAATGGTGCTGGTTCATCTTGGCGCAACCGCATTGAAAGCCGGAATGACCGTGGTTCACTACACGCTTGAGTTAGGTGATACTGTCATCGCTAGTCGTTACGATTCTTGTATCACAGGAATTCGGTTGAACGAGGTCAAAGATCGCAAAGTGGACATTAAGAAAACTTTAGACGGACTAGATGGAAGCCTGATCATAAAAGAATATCCCACGAAAACAGCTACCACCAACACTATTCGTGCTCATCTCGAAAAACTTAAACAACAGGGCATCATCCCAGACATGATCATCGTTGATTATGCGGATCTGTTACGCACACTGTCGGCACGCAAAGAAAAGAGAGAAGAACTAGAAACGATTTATGAAGACCTCCGCGCAATTATGCAAGAAAATAATTGTGTTGGGTGGACAGCTTCTCAAACCAATCGAACAGGGCTTAACCAAGAAATCATTACCATGCAAGCAATTTCCGAGGCATTCAATAAATGCTTTATAGCAGATTTTATTTTTTCTGTTTCAAGAACCTCCGAAGATAAACAAACAAATGGCGGAAGAATTTATATTGCCAAGAATAGAAACGGACCTGACGGCTTGGTGTTCTCTATCTTTATGGACCCGGCAAACGTTGATATTAAGGTGCTAGGGAAGTATGAAAATGATGCGGCATCATCACCGGCACTTTCAAATGAAGAACAAGTTAAATTTATGCTAGACAAATACAAAAAATTAATAAAGGGGACGAATTAAAAATGGACATTTCAAGCAAGATCTTATCAGACATAACTGTCTTTATGAAATATGCGAAACATATTGAGGAAAAAAATCGTAGAGAAAACTGGAAGGAACTTGTTGGAAGAAATAAAGAAATGCATCGGAAAAAATATACGATGCTTAATGGAGAAATAGATGCGGCATACAAATATGTGGAAGACAGGAAGGTTCTTCCCTCTATGCGTTCAATGCAGTTCGCGGGGAAGTCAATTGAAATTAGCCCTAACCGTATTTATAACTGTGGCTATTTGCCTGTCGATG